CAAGTCCGTAGTTGAGGAATAAGATAGAGAGGCATCCGATAAATACGTTACTTTAGAAGAATCTCCTAGAAATCGAAAAGGAGATAAATTAGGTATCTCCATTTCTAGCTGCGTATTTACTGAGTAAGTTGGAGTAGTCCGTGTACTACCAGAAAAAGGTAGGTAACCTGGTGCACTAGAATGGTGCAAATTGGAATTCTCCAAACCAACAGATTGTACAGAATACGATGAATTCAACTTCAAAGAACCATCATTATAATAAGAGAACATTTGCTCTATGATCTTACCATAATTAGTTGCAGAGAAAGTAGTTACGTCCAGAGGAAAAGGTCTAGTAGACGCCCAACCAGCATCGCCAGTATCGGTCTGAAAAGATCTAAAAGTTGGAGGTAAATACCATGCCTGAGCTTCAGTAGTTCCTAAGATGTTGAACTTCAATCGAGTTCCTCCACTATAACCCAAAAAAGTTTTGTGCAAGATTCCAGGGGTAGAAACAAAATGATCACTTACCTCCTGTGGATTCTCTGTCATACCTAATAGCTCAGCCACAGGGTAAACAAAGACGGGTGGTCTTGCATTCAAATCTGTTGGAGTATAGATCTCTCTTTTGGTTCTATACATTCGCCTTGCATAATCTCTTATGTTAACTATTGGTCTCATATCTATTAAATCAGTCTGTGATACTGAATTTATATTAGGGGCCAAAATATCATCTTGAGGATTAACTACTGTAGGAGCAATAGTTTCTGATTCAGCGTCAAATACAGGATAGTCATCTGTCTGGTAATTTTGAATACACCTCATGGGATTCGTGGCATACCCAAAATACTGGAAATCAGGACCTGCAGATACATAAACATTAAACGAAACACTTTTAGAAACTGTACCATTAGTTACCAAAGGTTGGTTCAAATAAATGTAATATATACCATGTTGTGTGGCGTTTGTCTGAAAATCAGTAGAGCAAGGAATTTGATTTAGAGCATTGATGTAAGGCATATTGAAAGTTTGCACTTGATTACCAGCCGAAAATTCGACTGATTCTGTAAGCAAATTTTGTACAGTACCAAATTCTGGATGCGATGTTAAGGAACCTATTCGCGGTGAATAGTCCCTTGCAATTGTCAATTTACAAAAATGAAAATTAGACATACTGGATTGGATATGGATATTGAGGGAACCTTTCCAGTACTTTGAAATTGTAGAAAAATTTTGTAGTAAATTAGAAAAACAAAAAGTGGAGATAGTTTCTCCTGCTGCATTCACATATTTATGTGAAACAGCTTGTTGAAATGGAGTAATTGGTCTACTCCAACACAGCGTACCTGAGGGATCAGCAGCATCGACAACGAATGTACCTAAGTATTGTGGCTTAGAAAGTATATTCGCCATGCTCATCTCATCTCTTTTAGTGTCAAAGATAAAATCTCGAGTGATTCTATCATAATCATTAAAAGGATCCAACTTTTCAAATACGGCTGGTCTATCAACCTGATTTAAATTATTACGAGTAGTTACATAAAATTTGTTATTTAAAGTAGGATTATTTGGAGAATGTAGGCCTGTTAGAGCCCGAATCCCACCACGCAATGCATCAAAAACATCACCAGTGAAACTCTTAGCTATGGAAAAAATTCCATTTATTGATTTGGTGGCAGCAGATGATATTTCTTCAACTAAACCTTCTGCTTCAAATGGTACGGGTACGAAAGTTACATCGGTATGTGGAGCATAAAACTCCATATGTGTGAACATAGCATATACCGATACAGTTAAAGCACTCGAACCACTAGTAGGAGGTTGTAATTTGTTCAACACGGTTAGTTCTACTTCCGCGTAGTTAACACCGAAGAAATTGGGATTGAATGTGTCACCAGTCAAGTCAGTTTTCTCCAACTTAGAATTCGAATAAAAAGGAACTTCCAGTGCTACACTAGTAGATTCATTCGCAGAAAGAAAAACGTGTGGAGCACTCATATAAGTTCCCATACTCAATGGCTCTAAATCTTCATTTATGACTATTCCAGATACAGAACCAACAGGCAAAGCTGATGCTATTAACATACCACTATGCATGGGGGTTCCAGCGACTTGGAGCAATAAAGTTATCTTCGCTCTATATAAAGTGGTTGACTCAAAAGGAATGCGAGCCAAAGCGTTGTTGAACAATCTGCCGGGTATTTGGAGACGGCCTATTGAAGAAAAGGGATTCTGTGTTGTATCCCAAGTTAAATTTTCTATAAAATAAGGTTTATTTAAAATGCGAGAAAAGTCCATTGATAGACTTTTATCAACTGAATTGATTTGTGGAAAAGTTTCATACAAAATTGGCGGCTCTATGATGGAACGCGTACGCACGGAAGAGTAAAAATTCTGTGCTACGACCCCCACATCAGAAATGCCAGATTCATTGCTATTATCACCCACAATGACGGGGTATTCTTGATTATTATAAGAAAAAATTGATGTAGTCTAATTTTACGATGTCCCAAATAGACTAAACAGGACAATATCGAACATTTGTTTTGGAATTGTCTCCAAATAATCCTCGCTTGCATTAAAAACAAATAAATAAATATAAAAAGCAATTAGAACGGAATATTATTTAGAAAATTAAAAATAAAATAAAAACAAACAAAATTAAGAGTAAGCTTTGGTACCTTTATTCAAGCTGTGGATATACTCCATATCCTCAACATTTGAATACAGCTGGTACAAATAGCTTTCACTCAATTCTACGAAATTAAAAAAAGGAAAATTTTTTATGCGACTTTTGAAATCCATAAACATTGTGTGCCATTCAGGATGTAAATACAATTCTCTTTGAAAAGAATGCACTTTATCTTGCATGACAGTGTGGCAATCTTTTGTATTATCTACCCAAGAAAGCCCATTACACAAAGTTCTGAATTCCAAAGGACACATAATTTTTTGCAACAAAGGGTGGTATCTAAAGCTACGCTTCAAAAATGTTACGGACTCTAAATCATCAAAAGGCTTCGTTACAGGATTCTTCTTTGAATCCGTGTAATCTAACCCAATTGAATCACAAAAATCCTTCATAGATATAGCGTTACATTGCGTACTCATAGCATTTGAAACTCCAACTAATTTGTCATCTCCATAAACATAATCAACGATATTGTTATGGAAGTGAGAAAAACTCGGAGTAACATTAGCTCTTTTACACGCGCGATAATACCAAACAAAAGTATAGACTCGATTTACAAAACTATTAAAAATAGCGGTTAGAAAACTGCCAGAGGGGAGTGAGTGTGTAGTTAAAAAAATGTCATCCATTATTGCTACAATTGTATTGATTAAAGTGTGAAGTATTTGAGCTGCGCATTTTGGTCGCTGTCCTTTATAGAATTGTAAAAGTACTTCAACAACCAATTGTTGAACTACTGAAAGCATTTTCCCATCAAATTTACCAAAATCTCCTGCAAAAACATTCAAATTCTTGATAGAATCGTAAATTTCACCCCACTCTAGATATGGATTGACTCCAATCATGATTTGGTTATGCTTACGATTTTTCAGAATATGTTCAACCATTTTACCAAAATACTTCTTGGTTAGTACTTGAACATGAACTGTGGAAATTCGAAAACTTCTTGGTACTCCTTGCTTCTCTTCGTTACGTATTTCATCCTTCAAAGTTTCACACCAAATTAACTTCTGATAATCTGGCGTTCCATTT